CGGCTTCTTGCCGGACAGGATTGCATTGCCACAAGTAATCAGTCCGTTGTCCTCGTCATACGACGGAACGAACACGATTACATCGAATCCGTTTGCCTTCAAATCCTCTTCCACTTTCTTGTACGGCACAAACGAGTCGTAACCTCCACTTGTCTGAATGTGGTTGGCTTCGCAGCTGTTTGTTCGGTGGAGCGGTGTAATCTTACACATGAACTTGCGTGGGTCAAACATCGAAGCAAGCACCTTGCCGTCAATGATTGAGTCGTCAGCAAGTGCGAAGTTAAGAGTGTACTTGCGACCGCGCGGAGTTTCAAGTGTGTCGGCAAGTTCTGCAATATCTCTCAATGGCATGGCGTTACCCGAGAATAGATATTCTCGCTGTGCGTCGTCGGTAGAGTTTATGGAGAACTGCAAGTCTGCGTTTCCGTCGTAGTCGAGATTCTTTACCCAAACCCATCTACGAATAAAGTCGTTCAAGCCTCGATTATGCTTCGGAAGCATCGTGCTTACTACAGGATGCACAAGCGAATTTCCGATGTAAGGGATAATATCATCACGCAAGAAGAAACGTGCGTGCTCGATTACAGCCTCGTTCCATGTCGGCTCGCCCATGCGTGCATAGTGTACATTAAGACGTTTGGTGTGATTAACCTCCAGGTGCATACCTAATGCCGTTGTTATCTCGTGGCGCAGGTCGTTCAGAGTTACGTTGCGTCCCGGTCCGACTTTCGGCACGTCACAGAACTTGCAGTTCATTGAGCAGCCGTACTGGGTAGAGATTGTTATCACCCATTTTTCGGTTAGGGGCATCGGCTTTCCGTTCGGCACACCATTCAGCTCTCTTGTTATGCCGAGGAAGTCGGCTTTGATATTTGCATCTTTTCCGTAGTCGGCTACTGTCAGAAACTCCAACACGCCTTTGTCTCCTTTTGCGGTGTAGATTTCACCTGTAGGAACTTTGATTTCTTTGAGTATTTTCATTGTTATTTGATTTAATTTATAGTGTCTTAACCAATACTTTATATTCTTCATCTTCATCCTTGATTTTATAGCCATTAGCTATATACCAATCAAGTACCCATTTAGGAGTATCTAAAGGATGATATGTTAGAGCAATAGTTTTAGCACCCTTTAATTTGCTATTATATTCGGCGGCTCTTAACATATAATTGCCGCCGCCTTTGCAGCGCCATTGTGGGTCCACCCATAATGCGTATAATATACAATCGGCGTTGCATATATTCTCTTTATCTTCCTGTTTAACAGGAAAACAGACTTGCACGCTTCCTCGATACGCCTCGTTTGTGATAAGAATACGCAAGCCGCTCTCCCATGTTTGAAATTGTACCATATCATCAAGTTTGATTAACATCGCAACGCTTGAAGCAATACATAGCGCCCACGCGCTCGGTATCATGCGTGCTACGCTGTTCCCATGTGAAGGAAATTTTATTTACTTTTTTGTTCATAATTCGAGTTTTATTAAAATTATTTTCTACGCGCCAATTCTTATGTGCACGTATCGAGTTTTCAATTCCTTTTTACGATACCACCTGCGTACCTCGTATGCAACAAACACGCCACACATTTTGGGGTATTGACGCGGTTCTGTTTCGATTGATGTACTTATCTTTTTAAACTTTACTTTAGTGCAGCAATACTGCGTCCGAAACATGGTTTTGTAACGCTTCTTTGTTTTTCTAATCTTCATATTCTTTCTTTTTCTTTTTATAGTCCAAACAGCCTTCTTCCATCGTCGGCATGATACGGAAGCCACTGTTCTCAGCATCCTCAACAAGTTCTTCTGACGCATGAAACGAGTTGAACATTTTGGCGTTGTGATGCTTCAAGCATAGATTTATGCGAACCTCTTTTTCGTATTCGTATTCGTACCCTGTCAGCGGATTGACCCCTGTCCTTGTAATAGTCGTAGTTTGCTCCGTTTCTTTGTACCACTTGCACGAATAGCAAGCTGCGATATTGCAAGGAGATTTGTTGCAATACTTTTTCTCATGTTTTATGCAACGTATTTCCGTAAGAAACAGCTTTCCGCAGTGCGAACAGCGGTATGCGTTTACTCTAATCATTCTCTACCTCCTTTTTAATTGCTTCAAGCTGTTGTATGATGTTGTCTATCGTCTTGCCGCTGTAATCAACGGCAATTTCTTTCAGTACGGCAATATGTGCCGTCAGTCTGATATAATCTGCATGTTTCATTGTTGCTTGTTTTTATTAAATTTTCCGTGTTTCTCCTTTTAAGAGTTTAAGGAGCTGTATCGTTTCGTCTATTGACCTGCTGGTGCTACAGTCAAACCCTGCGTCTTTTAGTTTCTTTATGTGCTGAATCTCTTCTTCTTGTGTCATTGCTCTCTGTTTTTCGGGTTTGTGTTCCTCGTTCCATTCGTTCACGAAATCTACAAGGCTTCTGACGATACCCATGAAAACGTTAAAACTGATATAGTCTGTCATTGTCGGATCTGTAATTATGACACGTCTCTCATCTTCCGTCACCCGAACCCTAAGCGTTATCTTTACGTCCTGCATATTAGCCTCCTTTCTGTTCTTGTCCTTCTATCCAGTGTATTGTTCGACCGTATCGGGGTCTACCTGCGTGTCGCATCCGCAACCGTTGCTTATATACTCACCGCCTACGAGGTGGAGTAAGTCGCCATACACCCATTCGCCATTGTCGAGGCGTTTGCCCCTGAATATGATTTCTTTGTTGTTCATAATTTATCTTCTGTTTCATCATCGAATTTGATTAGCAATAGTCCGCAGATTATAAGTTCTGCTGCCATTGACAAAAAGCCATATTGTATGCCAAAATGAGCACCAATGATAAAATCTATTGTGAGAAATGCTATGATGCACCCAAACACAAGTAATATAATACCATCTAATTTTCCCATACTTCCTCCTTTACTCCGAACGGCGCACCGTCGGCAAAGCTAAAACAGTCAAAGAAAGCCTTATAATTAGAAGAGCCACCACTTGTTCCTTGTATTCCTTCTGTGTGCATAAATCCAATTTGAGTACGCACATTTCGTTTCTTTTCTCTAAGCCACCCGAACGGTTGATGCTTCAGCATCTCCTGCCAGCACTCATCCGCGTTTTTAAATGGGCGGCATTTGGGTTCAGGCTTGACGCGGTAGCGATAACTTATGTCAAATATGAAATCTTTATATAAGTCCGTCCAACCGTCTCTTCCAAATAGTTGTATTGTTCTCCCTTCAGCAAATGCCTGTATTATAGGCAGTAATTCTTTGGCTTCCTCTCTTGTCATAATTCTTTTTCTTTTTCAATTTTTTCCAATGCGTTATTAAGTCTAACATTCTCCTCGCGATAATAATCCACCTTCTGCTTCAACTTTTTTATATAATTTTTTTCTTTCCAGATATTTATAGTATGGGTATAATAGAAAGTCAACAAACCGCTCCAAAATATCAAAGTAAGCATCAAAGACAGATTCGCTTGTGACTCCTCTAAATAAGGCGTAAGGGATGTATCCAATTAGCACAACTGGAATTAATGGTGCCGTTAAAACAACGCATATCATTTTTGCTATAATTTCTTTCATCTTCTAATGTTATATTAATCCTTTAGTTCTATATTATGTTCATCTGCGAAACTATCTTCTGCATCCTCGCAATAACGACCTTCACAAAGCGTCTCAGGGAATGCTCTGTTAGTAAAATACTCTCGTAAGCATAACTCGCATATTTCATCTCCATATTTATTTTTTAACTGTTCTCTCGTCATTATTCACCCTCCTTTCGGACTAAATAGTCGTACATAGGCTTGCGGCTTCTACGATATTTATTACATATCTTTTCTGCTTCTTCCTCTGTATTACAAATTGCAACAACTCCATCGGGATACGTGTCCCAATATCTAATAACTTTAAATTTTGTCATATTAATCACTTGTTAAATTAGAGGATGATAATTAGTAATTTGTAATACGCTCTGCATACATTATTTTTCGCATAAGGCGGTCTATTTCTTTATCTGATGCTATATGGTCTATTGGGTAGCGCATAAAGTTTCCCCAATCACTTTGCTTTCGCAATTCGCCATTGGAATCCAGACCAATCAAACATCCATATCCGTCACCATTTTTATAGCCATCATGGATAAATATATTTCCATCACTTGTTACAAGAAATTCTCCTCTTTTAAATTCACTCCTCTTTAACATATTTCTCTTCTTTTTTACTCTCCCCACTGTCACTGGGGAGAGGACTTGTTAATTACTTGGTCATCATAATCTGCGGCACGTTTCCATAAACGGGAAGCTTGCCATCCCACTTCTCAATCCACATCTTTTTGAGAATTGCTGGAGTAAGTGTTGCGGATTTAAGTTCATTAGCCTCTCGTTCGGCACGTGCCTGTACAAGCATCTTTTCTGCTTCAGCCTTCTTTACAGCCACTTCGTTGAGTGCTCGCTGTGCCTCCTGAATAGCTTTGTTCTTCTGGTTGACGGCTTCAACGATGGAGTTTGGATATTTGAGACCAGACGTAAGCTGTTCAAGCTGGAAGTGCTCTTTGGCAAGTGCCTTACTAAGCTGTGATTCAATAGCACGCTCTACCATATCACGGTTGCTGACAATCTGATCGGTAGTGTACTTGTTGAGCTGAATACGGAACGCATCTTTGACATAGTTGAATAATGTACCATTTATGATGTCGTTCAGTTCCTTGCGGTACTTCTTGAACACTTTCGGTGCATTGCCGTCGATCATCTTGAGAGATACCGTCGGATCAACGGTAAACTCAGAACCATCCTTGGCGTTGATGGTAAAAGCAGGATAGTCGATTGTCTGTACGAATGTCGGGTACTCATAGACCTCTTCTGTAAATGGATTGTACCACACACGACCGGTAACGAGACTTACGTCATCAACGCCCTTGTCTGAACCGTAAAGGTTGACGAGAATGCCTTCAGAACCAGCGTCGATACGCTCGCTACAAGAGGTTAAGCACAATGCTGTCATAGGCAGCACAAACATACACATTGATTTAATTTTACTCATTGTTTTTATTATTTTTAAAAGTGAAACAATTCGTTGCAAAGGACAAAAGCGTCCAAAATAAAAGGATTGCTACGCTAATCAGATTTGTTGCTGTATCTGCCTTGCTTACGCCTCTCAGCGCAACGCTGACAACAATGAGCGTTATGACAACCCACACCACAAAAGCGGTGATTTTCCATTTATATGTTTTCATTTTAGTTTATTTATAGTGTCACCTACTCAGTTACCAACTCCCAGTCCTCTGCAAACACATCACTCGAAGACGGAACCCAAGAGTCGGCACGTCCGTCTGGATGTACAATAAGCATCTGGTTGGTATAGCTGATGTGTGGCTCAGCACGTGCCATAATGATGTCCTTGGCAGACTGGGGAAGTGACTGCATATTAGGAATGATGTCACCAGTGATACGATCAGGAACTTGCTTCACGACAAACAGTCCCTTGCCGTTCCAACCAGTTCTGCGGATGGCAAGACCGAATTTTAATGCCTGAATAGCTGAACCGAAAGACATTCCCGTTAATGTAGTGATGCTTATTTCTCCCTTGGCAATAGCCATACGCTGTTCAAGGATTACCAAATAATATCCCATAAATTTACGCTGCAATGAAAGCAGAAAAGCAGGACAGTCTTCTTTAACCACCTTACGGAATTTTTCAGAATCTACGAATGCAGCGCATTTCTCATACCGCTTCATGAGTTCTTCATACTCAACTTTTAAACGGTCAAGGAAAGTGTCAGCGCACTTGTATGCTTCATCAAATATGCTCTTCGGACTCCAAGACTGGTAACCGCCTTCATACTCAACGAGGTAGCCAGCCTTGTCTGTTTCACACTCAGAGGGTCTTACGCCCTCTTTCAAGAGCTTGCGCTCGTAGGCTTCACCCATTGTCATAGGCATAGCCTTCACTGTCTTTGTTCCAGTGTATTGTTTCATTTCTTTGTTCATAGTTATGTTTGTTATATTGTTAATGTTTTCTTTTGTTCTCCTTTGCAAGTCTTCTCTCGTATGCTCTACGCTGTTGACGTGTCATACCGTCCTTTTTGGTTTCGTAAAACTCTAAAGCTTCACGGCATCTTTTTGATTCTTCCGTCTGCTGTTCTGGATGCTCCTTTAAAAGTTCTTGAAATTTCTCGAACTGCTCCTTTAAAATAATATGCTGCTCTGTGTATTCGTTGCGGAGCTGCTTTACTCTTTCCATATCCATAGCTTGCTATTTTACAAGTTCAAAATCGTAAACGAAAACCCAAGGATTGCTCCCCCATGTGTCCTTGCCGCTGATATTGTCTATCAAAGCAGCGTAGGCTTCACGTGGGTCAGGGTAAGGGTCGTAGCTTACCCCTATCCGTCCTACGACATCATAACAATACCACCTCCCATTTGCTTTAGGATAGATACCTTCCGCTATGCAATCTTCATCGCTTATGTCTTGTAGACGTTCGACACGGATGTTAGTGATATGGATGCGGTGCGGCATAAGGTCTGCCTTAACAAACATCTTATTGCTGCATCCTTTCTCGTATTTGATGCACTCCAAAGGCATTCCGTTTTTACCACAAAGACGATAAAATTCATCGTCCTTTCTCAAATCTTCGTATTTTTGAGCGATGGCTATAGTTTCACCGAGTTTGTAAGCGGATTTGGCGAGAAGTATTCCATCGCCAAACAGACATGCTTTGCCTTTGTTTACTCCTTCTAAATCCTGCCTAACCATAATATCTCTCCATCTTCCTGCTGTATAGGCTACTCGTCTTGTCTGTGTCTTTCTGCCTTCGAGTACAGCTTGTGTTAAGCCGTACTTGTCGTTGAACATTATCTTTTTCATACTCTATATTTTCGTTAATAACCTCTTTGAAGTGTACGTTCGTTACTCTATTACTTAATTCCCCATTCTTTTTTATAGTTAAATGGTTCGGGGAATCCTTCTATAGGTTTTTCTGATATTAAAATCTGTTTGCCATGTATAGAATTGCATCCCCATATCATACCTTCATTGGCATCATACACATCTTTTGTTATTGGACACAGCGAATAAGTTTCTTGCAAACCATATCCTTGACATCCTTGCCCTGCAAATACGCCATCATTAAGAACGTCTATAGCATATTTATTTGCTATAACTACCGCACTATCATTTCTGGAAGGGACAACAGCCACATAAACCAAACTTTGAAAACCTCGACCTTCTGTCAAATCGAAATTATATGATATGGCAAAGTAACTTACCTTGTTAAGGAACTCTTCCTCATACTTCCTACATTCCTCTTTATTAAGGAACTCTTTGCCGTCTTTTGCAAGATAAACGGTCTTCTGTATTATCTTTTCTTCCATGTTACTATCAATTCTTGTGTTTAATATACTTTTAAATCTGCGTTCAGCCCCAGTGCCCAAAGGATATGTTGGAGTTCGTGCACGTACTTGATTTCTCTTAACTTTTTTCCGTCGAGGTAGGCGGCAAACTTGTTTTCCTCGACCTCGTACACGATATTGATGCCGAGGTCGTAATGATAGTAGTCATACCATTCCGAGGTGCCATCCTTTTGATGCTGCTCCTCCTTAAATCCGTTCTTTTCAAGAAATTCAGACGTGAGAGGGATGCCTTCGATATTGCAGCACCAAGCTCCCCAAGGTCCGTCGTCGTCATCGTAGATAGCGCTTAGGTCGACGATACCTTTTTTATCTTTTGAGGCTTTCTTGGAACGTATACCGGTAACAACGCACATTGTGCCTTTCGGAAATGCGCAATTGTGGTTTGCTCTTACAAGGTTGCCTATTCTTAGGTCTTCTGGTTTAATCATTTTATTCCAAGTTTATTTTAAAATATTCTTCAAGAAACTTTCTACAATCAATAGGATTATTAAATAATTCTCCTCTGACACTCCGCATAGTGTCCTCGTATGATACAAAAAACAAATTACCAACAAATACTTCATATATTGAATTGAATTTTTGACGGGTCTTAATGTTCGGGTGATTGTCCCACCACTTTTGTCCAGCTCGTAACCAGGCTTTTACCAGATTCGGATACCTTTTAAATTCTTCAAGTCCTCTGTCCTTAGATAAGGGGCAACCCATGCACCCAAGCCTTCTTTTGACATCGACCTTTCCGTCAGTATAATAGAGAGGATGTAGTTTAATGCCACGCTCTGTAATAAACTCAACTACATCATTATCTGTCCAGTCGAGTATCGGCAGAATAACTTCTACATGATTTGCCTTGTTGTTATTGTAAATTCTACACAGGGTTGGCTCTTTGTATAGTTTTGCACGTTTTGAACTCTCGGAGCGTCTTATTCCCTGAATCGCAATATCCATTATCTTGTATTCTTTAAGTATCTGGCAACAAAATCTCGCCCTCCTTGTAGGAAATCCTTTGCGTTCAATTAATTGAAAAAACGTCTCTTTGGGTCTAACAATCTCTACATTATTCTCTCGCACATGTCTAATTGTCCCGGGAGGGTCGATTGTTATATTTTTATATATAGCCTTATAGTTAATACCAGCCATTTTCGCAAGCTCAAGTATTACGTCAGAATCCTTACCTCCGCTATATGACAACTCAACCTCTTTATCTCTACATGTTGATTTTAGTAACTTTAAAGCTATATCAACTTTTATTCGTAAGCTATCTGTCATTTCTTACCTACTTCCGGCAATATATAATTCTTTGGCATCTTCATATAATTATCCAAACCCAAACCGAATAGCAGATGTTGGAGTTCGTGAATATACCGTTTTTTCATGTTAAAAATATCGGTGCGATAGTAGTTGTCCACAGGGTATATCGCTACTCCATGCTTGGCAAATTCTTCGTGTTCGTCACTCCATTTCCATCCGTTGCATATTAGTACTTCAACAGTTAAAGGGATAGGCTCCACTTCACTGTGGTCTGCAAGGTACCAGTTACATTTGCCGAAATCAGTTAAAAGGTTGTCCTCTCTCACTTCTGTAATTTGTACGACTATTGGTGAGGCTACTCCTATATATCTCACCCAATCACCGGCTATATATCTCTGTTTCATATGCTTGATATTTATTTATTCGGCAGCAAGTCATCTATGTAACACCACTTAGTGATGCTATTATACGCAACAAACTTTGCCCATTCAACATCCGAGAAGACTCCATCTATGCCAACGTCCATAGTGCCTCTATCATCGAGCCATTGGTATAGGATAACAGCATTACCTTCGGGCTTTACACTTGACTCGTGCCAAATGGCGTGCTTGAACCAATCAACGCCTCTCTTAAAAGCTATTCGTTCGACTGTATTCACCAAGCCTCCTACATTAAACATGCCGGCTGCTGCTTCTTGTATTTTCTTTTCGTCAATCATAATAGTTTTGTTTTAAAGCTATCGTAAATCTCCAAGTCGTTCCACCATTCTTCTCTGCCGAGTTCAACGTATTTGTTTTTGGGCAACTCTTGCCTTTTCGCCGTCCATACCGAGTTTTGGGGTATAAAGCTATTGAACGACTCCAACTTCTTTTCGAGTTTCATATTTATGCTGTATGCGTAAAGCGGTCGATACTCGCCATCGAAGCGGTAACAGATAACTTGATGTAATTTCTTGTCCGTTTCGCTGTAAAATACCACCTTGTAGCGATTCCCTCTGTGCAGAGCAGCGAGGGCGTGCATGAAGTCCTCGTAGCCGAAATGCGTGTTCTTCTTGCCGTTCAGCTCGTAGAAGTATTGCTTGAAGATGTCGCGTCGCATATAAAACCAGAAGTAGTCCATATCGTCGTCTGACATCTGCGGTATGCTTTTGTACACAATCTCTTTCCAGACGTGTTGACGGAGGTGTGAGCCTCCTGCGAAGCCCTCAACTGCGAATAGAAAATCGTGTCTATCTAAAGAAAGATTTATCATACTTAGAATTTTTCTCTTATTTTCTGATATTGCTTGGCAAACGTCTTTTCCGTTACCCATGCGCTGTATCGTGTGCGGTAGTAACGCTTAGGCTTGCCTGAAACAAGCCCTGTTGCGTCACGAGGAGTATTCACGCTCATGTATATCTTTGGCACGATGTCCGTTGACACATACGATGTGATATACTCATCTGCAAAAGCGATATGTCCTGTCTCGCGGAACTTGACATCTGCAAGCGAGAAATCTTTAGCCATGCTGTTATTCGGGAGATTTATCCGTACCTAAAAGGTGTTCGTTTCCCTCGTATGGGATGCACAATTTGTAAAGACTACCTACGCAAATATACGGTAAGGATTCATCATCTTCGTCGTAATTGGAAAAATAACCAGCCTTCCATACACTGTCTTCACTATCTCTTACTAACACCTTGTCGAACGGCTTGAATGGACACTTAGGTTTAACAACCTTAACAGACTCTACTTGCAACGTTTCAGGATTGTACTTGCCGCCGTAATGCTTCTCTACTGCTGCGATGAACAATGTTTTTTGTCCATCACTTGCCTTTACAAAACATTCTGTGTCGCACACTTCCTCTTCGCCAAAGGTTTGGTCTTTGTAGTAGTTGATTGTGGTATTAAACTCTGTGTAATCATCATTTGCCCAACACTCAAATACAGCGTACATTTTGCTGTTAGGGTTGTACACAATATCGCCACGCTTGAAGAACTTGTCCCAACAACGCATCTTTGAAGAAGGAAAGAGGACGCATTCACTACCCTCTATGTTAGAAAAATAACAACCGTCTTTTGTGAAAGTTCTAAACGTCTGTTCACCTCTAATATAAACAGAGATTTGATACTCTTTGTCGTTAATAGCTTCTCTAAGCTTGCATTTGCCGAACAGCGGCGAATGCAAGCTTTGTGCCTTCTGGCATATCGCGGAGTATTTCCGCAATGTTAATCTTGTCCTCCATCTTCTTGCTCCGTTTCTTTTGTGTTATACTTAGCCTCATAGGCTTCTATTGTTATTTTCATTCTGCTTGCAATATCCAACAATTCCTTGTAGTCCTCTATTATCATTTTGTATATTGAAGCTCTGCCGAGAAAGTACCAGGTACCTCCAAAACCGATGACATTGATGATTGTTAATACTATTCCTATCATTATTCGACTTTAAACATTGTTAATGTTGTAAATAGTTGTTGCTATCGGATGAAGGCTCATGCTACCAAGGCTTGCGTCGCTGTTAGTGTCATCCTTGAAGCTGTATGTGATTGTGTCACCGAAGCGCATCATCGTGACCTCAATATCCTTACCTCTGTAACGCAAGTGCTTTCGTCTTTTTATTATGAACGCTACATCTCGGATGTTCGCAGTAAAATCTTTCTTCTGTCATATTATTGTATTATTAGTTTCTTAGTATGTGCGCCTTCACCACCTTGTGAGCAGCTCGTGGCTGCGCTTTGTTAAACTCTTCGACAAACCACCGCTCGTACTCGTCGTGGAAACGTGGCTTGTGTTGTTTCTTGCCTTGGAGAGGATAAATATCTGCGATAAATTTCTCTCCATTGTCTAATGTCAGTACAGCTTTCATAACTTGCCTGTTTTAAATCCCAACTCCTTAGCTATTGCAAGGAAGTCGGAGAGTTTGTCGGGTGACACATCGGTTTTCCTGTCGCGCGAGTACACAACACCATCTTCAACCTTGAAGTAGATATTGCCATCCATGTTTACGAAGTAAATCTCACTTTTCATGTTATCTTACCTCCATGCTGATTAAGTCGTTGAAATCTTCTTCCGACTTGCAGTCGTAGCAGTAAGTCAGCGTACCGTCAGCATCCTTTGTGAGCATCATAATGCTGTTGCCGCTGCTAAGCAAGTCTTGAAGCATATCAATACGAGGATATATACTTACGCTGTTGTTCTTGCTAAACCAACGAACGCCCGAAATAAGGCTTGCGGTGTAGCGCGCATACTGTTCGTCTACGCCCTTTTCGTAAGAAACAAAGATGTAATCATCTCCTTTTATGATAGACCACGCATCGCGCAGCCTGTTAATAAATTCTTTGATTGTTTTCTTCATATCTGTTGTTGTTACATGTTAAAGTTAATTTCCTCGGCAGGAACCATTTTAAACAACTCGACGTTCTCGAAGCCCATACAATCGCCATCCGTGGTTGTAATATCAACCATTTTTTTTTCAGCGTATGGATACATCGCCGCAATCACATCTGCTGATACAATGGACGGCATAGGGTCATTCTTCTGAAACACCAAAAGAAAATAAGGTTTGTTGTTTTCGTTTGCCATATTATTGTCTTTTTGTTACAATTTCCAGTGCTCCAAGCAAAGTCTTTTCGCTAATTCCGTTGCTGGATGCAACGCTATCTTCCTTGATAGAATTGAGAGTTTCTTTGAGGCATGTGGCATCAGAGGCGAGTTGTTTTATGAGGACACTCATTTTCTCGTCTACATTTCTCACATCGTCACGATTGGCGTTTACCGAGGTTAGTATCTTGACGCAACACTCCTCGATATAATCCTTTAACGTTGCTTCGTGCTCCTTCTTTATCTCCTCGACAATAGCCGACGAACGAATAGGGAATATGCCAAAATCGCACTTTATTCTGTCATTTGGTGTTTTTTCGTTTCGGATGCGCACATCGCGTAACTCCCTGGAACAGCTACCTATCTTTACAAGATAAACTCCTTCGCCATGTGGGTAATAGTCAAGAAAATAGCGTTCGTTCCCAGTATAGGTTTCGCTTTCTTCAATTACACCCAAAATCGGTATTCTTATTTCTTTTTCCATGAGTTTGTTTTCTTTTGTTTCGCCAGCATACGCTTGTACGCTCTACGTTCAGCTCGCGTCATGCCGTCTTTCTTGATTTCGTAGGCTTCTTTATCCATTGTTTCCATAGGCTAAAGCTCGTCTTCCTCTTTCTCTTCTTCGGAATCTTCTTCATCGAACTCTTCATAATGCCCATCGTCGTAGCATTGAGGATCGTTCTCTCCATAATATCCACCGTTGGCATAAAATGCATTCCAGTCTATCATAATAATTCAAATTGCCAAATTACACATTCTATCACAGCTCGATTAACTCCTGTGCATACTTGCTTTAAAGACGCATTGATGTCTCCGCGGATAAAGATTTTCTGATCTCTAACTAAGCGCTTATCTGAAGAACAAGTGCCTTTCTTTTTGCAATAGATAACTATAGACTTGTCCAATCCGTTCTTGTCTATGCCCCTTTTGACATCAACAGGGAATGTAATCTCTTTTTTGTTGTCAACAGTTGTGATAATCTGCGCATCCTCCGTTATTGTTCCTATAAATTCTAGTGCTATCATATTTACTGTCTAATGAAATATTAATATTACGAATATCATCTCTATTACGAACAGCACGGTATATACCATGCTTAAAACTGTATCTTTATCTTTCATATGCTTGCTCTCCAAAATTTTAGGATTTCTATACCTGTGTAGAATTTACGCTTCGTAGCTTTTCTGATACCGCATTTTAACAAACCTGATTTCGTGTAGTTCATTATCGAATTTCTATGAACTCCCAATATTTTTGCAGCTTCAGCTATGCTGTAGCGTGACGTTGCATTTACTACTGGTTCTGTTGCCGTAATCATATTAATCTTTATCTTTGAGTTTTGAGTATTCTATTTCTAAAGTTTCCATTTCTGCGGAGCAATCTTTTGCTGCTTCTTTGATTTTTGAAAGCACTTCTACGTTTGAAATAAGAATGCCGACTTCTTTGTAAAAGTTAGCTTCTGTTCCAGATTCGTTTCCTGAAAATAGGTCAAATGAGCCTGCGGTTCTTACGTTTGTCGTGAATGACTCGCTTTCGTATTTTGTTTGCTCCTTCCAAACTAAATCCAACTCCGTATTTCTTTTTCCGTTAAGGCAAATCCTTAAAATAACGCCTTTGTAGGTTGTATATACATATTCCACATTCCAGTTAGTATCTTTCAGTATTGAATAAACTCTCTGTGAACACTTTTCAAGTGTTTCATTTGATTTGTTCTTAAACTCATTGTTCTTTATTGCTTTCATAATCTTTAATGTTTTAATTGGTTTAACTTGTTAGGTAGCGACCTGTTAGTCAATTCTACCTGCTTCTTAACTATATGCAAAGGTACTAATATATTCGTATATATGCAAATATACTAATAGATATTTTAGTTAAAAATACTAAATTTTGAATATTTCTCAGCATATATTTTTATTTTTGCAAGAAAAGAGTATGATAGATTTAGATGAAATTTTTTCTCACACAGATGTTTCTACTATCATTGGTAGGCTAAAAGAGAGATCTGTTTCTGTTCCAAGTTGGAGTCAATTAATTACAGAGTACGAACCTCGTCTTCACGAAATTGTGGAAGATAAAGTAGGACGACGAGACAAGGAACTGCCTGGAGGTGCAGTAGAGAAGGCGGCACGTATTCCTATCGGTCTTGAAAAATTGCTGACACGACGCATTTCTGAATTTACTGTATCTATTCCTGTAAAGCGTGTATACTCGTATGATCGGAATGACGACACTCTTAAATCAATAGCTAAAGCGATAGAAAAGATTTATACTAACGCACATATTGATGCTGAGAATATGAAGCGTGCAAAATGCCTTTATGCTTCGTGCGAAATGTTTACACTTTGGTATACGCAGCGGAAGAGGAATAAACTGTATGGTTTTGATAGCGAGTACAAACTTAAATGTCGCACATTTTCACCTATGGATGGTGTTCGTATTTATCCTTTATTCGATGAATACGAAGATTTGCTTGCCCTTTCTTTTGAGTATGAAAAGAAAGTTGCTGATACAAAGATAACTTTCTTTGAAACATTCACCGCTACTCATCATTACAAATGGAGCTTATCCTCAGAAGATAATGCAAACGGATGGCAGCCTATAATAAGCGACGAGATAAGTATAGAAAAGATACCGGCGGTTTATTGGTATCGAAACGAGCCGTGTTGGGAGGGTCTGAAGCCTATACGTGAGAATATAGAATATACAATATCTCGTAATAGTGATGTTATAGCATATAACTCGGCTCCAATATTAAAGGTTGCAGGGTCTATTGTCGGGGAAGAGCATAAAGGTGAGACTCGACGGGTATATAGGGTTACTGAGGATGGCGATGTTAGTTATGTCTCTTGGCAACAGGCTATTGATGCTTTGAAGTATCACGTAGATACGCTGATTAAACTATACTTCATGCAGTCACAAATGCCTGATATTTCATTTGAGAACATGAAGTCTCTTGGTAATATTGGGTACGACTCGCGTAAAACCCTTCTTATGGATGCTCATCTTAAAATCGGTGAAGAGGCGGGCAAATGGATAGAAGGTTTTGAGAGAGAGTCTAATGTGATAAAGGCTTTTCTTGCAAAGATGAATACAAGCTGGGCTTCGCGGTTGGATGAAATTTCTATTGAGCATGTGATTACTCCATTTATACAAGAGGATGAGGCTGCAGAGATAGAAAAATGGATGAAAGCTGACGGAAACAAGCCTGTTATCAGTCACAAGGAAGCTATACGCCGGGCTAACCTTACCGACAACGCTGATGATACATACGATGAAATACAAAAAGAAGAGCAAGCCGAGAGTGAAAGGTCTGCTCAATCTATGTCCAACCTATTTTCTGAAGAATGACAAAGAATAGAAGTGTAAAAATAAAATATTTCTGTAAGGATTGTGCTCATGCTCGTGAATTTCACAGCATGAGCCTTCTTAATGAACCAATACTTTGCAAATGTGATTTCCAAAGGCATAGTATGTTGTTAAATCATGATTGCTGCGAATATTTCAAACATAAGCTGTGATGGCAAAAATAAGCACACCAAATCAAAAGAAAGCGTACAAAGACCTGTCCAAAAGACTGAACCAATACACTAGAAAGGTGTTGGCTATATATGCAATGCTCGCAAAAGAGGCTGCAAAACTTGCTGTTGATGTAGGTTATGACGGCAGCGATGAGTTTTCTTTTTCTAATTATCCCAAGACCGAACGTAGAGTGAAATCTCTGCTCAATTACTATTCAAGTAATATGCAAACACTTGTTTACAGTGGAATATCTAACGAATGGGAAAGTAGCAACACTCTCCAAGACTTGCTTGTGCGCAGAGTCATTAAGTCTTACTCAAGGCGTATAGGGCAAAAGCGAGTTAAGGCATACTACGAGAAGAATAATGCCGCAAAAGAAGCGTTCAAGAATCGAACAATAAAAGGAATGAATCTGTCTCAACGTATTTGGAATCAAAGGGAGGATGTTAAGAAGTCATTGGAGCGAGCATTGGCCACGGGGATAGAGAAGGGTATGAGCGCTGTTAAGCTTAGTAAACGTGTTAGTAAATATCTAAATGATTATCCTTCGCTTGCTAAAGATTACAAGAAGAAATATGGTAAAGCGATAGATGTTTCAGGGTGCGAATATCGTAGTGTTAGACTCGCTCGCAACGAGATAAACATGGCTTATCGCACTGCAGAGCAGGAACGTTGGCGTCGCTTTGATTTTGTCAAGGGCATTGAAATCAGAACAAGTGGGAGCCACCCTAAAGAGGATATGTGCGATGAACTTGCCGGAAAATACCCCAATGGCTTCCCTTGGAGTGGTTGGCACGTTAACTGCATGTGCTACGCTGTACCCGTTATAATGACTGAAGAAGAGTATTGGGGCGAAGGCCCGAAGAAATTATACACCGATGTCCCAAGCAGTTTTAACAAGTGGATATCGAACAACGCTGATAAGATAAAATCTAATAAAAGTTTACCTTACTTTCTTGCTGATAACGCTAATTTTATTGCAGATAAGGAAGTGCGTTTGGTCGTTCGAAAAAGAAACGAGTATCAGAAACTCAAGAATGATACAAACTATAAGGATGTTGAAATAAATTCCGCAGGTGGCGTCAAAGCTGTTCACATAAGTCATAACAAGCACAACTATACTGCAAAAGACTTTTTTAACGGAACGATGGATGGTGACGATTTAGAAAATGAATTTTTAGAAAAGGCATTTTCTGATGGACATAGTGTTATATTTTGCGAAGAAGGTAAGAAAGACAAAACGGGGAAAGAGATGGCTGCTCTTGACATGGTTTTAGACGGCCGCTTGATGGACTTGGCATCTATTACTAGTAACACCGTGGATTATAGAAACCAACTGCTAAACAAGAGTCGGCAATTAAAGAAATTCAACTTAAGAGAAGATGTCGCAGCCGAATATCATGATGTTTGCTTATATTTCCACGAGCCTTCTATGTTTGAAGAAGAGAAGCTTATAGATGGATACAAGCGAATGTTGGGAGTACTAAAAAGCAATAACTCTAATACTCCTTTGAGAAACGTTTTATGCGCTATACTACGTGATGGTATTCTGGAAATAAAAGAATATAACTTCTAATAAAACACGAGACACCGTAAAGAAGCAAGACGGGGGTAGACCATAGAGGTGTCCCTACCCTCATCTAATCTTGGACTTAATTTTCGCTTCTTTTACGATGCCTTTTATTGTACCTTTATCTTTCGTTTGAATTTGTAGGGTTGGCGACCGGAGCTTTTGGGGGTTACGCCGAGGAAGTGCCAACCCATTTTATATTTAATCAGCTTTACTGGTGTAAAGGTACGCATTTTTTTTTGTTTCTGCAAGAAAGTATTATAATATTATTTTATTTGTGAATCCCAGTTTCCCTTGTTGCGGTGTGCTGATGGCTTAACGTACTGGTTAAAATCTTCATGCCTGTATCCGATATTGAGTATCATGATGATACCATCATCTTTGCGTAATGTGGTATTGTATTTCTCTATTTTGTGATATGTCCGTTATTATTAAGATATACAATACATGCCCTCACAACCCACGAAAAACCGAGCATGCCTACAGATGCGATTAAACTCGTTATTGCTGTCATAAGAACCGGCAATGCCGAAGCAAACGTCAAATCTTCATCAGTAAGGATAAAGAACGGTATGCAAAAAACGAACAACAAGGAAATTATTGTTCCAAGTTTTGCAAATCGGCTTATCCAATCTGCTACTTCCGTATTGTCTTCCACTGTTTTCTTTTGACTACTCGCAGGTTTTACATCTCCTGCAGGCAACATGCCTCCAGCCATAAATTGATTATTTCCCATAAATGATGCGCCCGTCATGCCGTTAGCTCAGCTTTAGTTAGTGCTTTCTAATACTAACGCATCAAGTCAGAAATTATTGTGTTAAACCAATTTTTTACACTATATTAAAATCGACACCATCGTAATCTCCATCGTCGAGAACAATTTCTTCGTGTCGATACATACGTTTGACCTCTTTCAAGGCATCTTGTGGTGATTCTGCTTTTATATCAACGATACGACTGAGTGTTTCTTTAATGTAAATTTTGTAACTATTCATATTTGATTTATTTTTAATTACTAAATGTACTTGTCCAATACGTTTTCAAGCTCGGTTCTGTTGCATTCAGGAAAATTTTCGCACACGGTGTCTATTGCCCACATATAGGAATTTGCTCCATCATTGAATAGAAGCCAGAAACATTCCGTGTACTTGTCGAAATCGCGCTTAATGTGATTCGCTTTATACCATTCCATTTCTTCTGCATAAGCTTCTTCAAGCTGTTTGCGTGTTACCTTTTGGTAATTTCTAAATTCTTTCATAGTTTCCTTTTTAGCTCGTATAGCAATGTTGCTATTTGCTCTTTTGCTGAATACATTTCGTCTAATATGTCTTTTATATGGTATGGTGCTCCGTTTTTTCCGTGGCCATCTTTCCCAATCCATATTGATGTTTCATAATCCACATCAAAGTTCTTTAGGTAATTTTCTATTTGAAAGACAAATGATTGCAAGCTCTCTTCTTTGTATGATATGGCAAACACAAAATCCTGAGTTCCTATCATTTTTTCAAATTCAAAAATCGTATTGTCAATATAGACCTTCCAGCCACATAGTTTGGCAACTTTTTCTATCGTTTCATTCATAGTCTCTAATATTTATCATTACTGGGAAACGAGGAACCATCGCATCGGTATATCCTTGATGCTGTATGGTAGCCTTCTTTCCTATTAACTTGTTTCTCTCATTGAGGTACTTAGCACGAAGTTCCCTGGAACCAGTAGGACGTGCACAGAAGTTGGAGTTTTCCGCTTTTAGCACAAATATAGCCGTACCAGAATCGTTGCCTCCTGCTTCCAATACATCAACAACTTCAAACTCCGTTGTGTCAAACACTTTTAATTTCATCAGGTCATTGCTTAGTCCTTCTACATACCCGTGTCCTATATTGCGTATTATAGCTCCCTCATATCCTTGCCTTACAAACTTATCGTGTAACTCTTTTATTTGTTCTTCGGAGTGACACATGTATGTATTAGAGCGATACACTGGCCAAATGGTTTTATCTGCTGGTATCTCACATTGCAGGTTTACAAAGCGCGTTTCGAACCCTTGCTCTTTTACTGGTTTGTCGTATACAACCATTTTGAGCTTGTCCGTTAGCTCAGTTTTGCATTTTACTGCAGAACAAATTTGCTGAAATGTGAGTTCTTTATGGCTGTATATCTCACCATCCAATGGCAGGTATCTTCTGTGATGCTCTGCCCAATCTTTGATTTGTGGAACATTGTATTCCTTACCGCCCCTTGACTCTAAGTGTATAAATCCATCACCATCTTCATATAGAAGACAACGTACTCCGTCGTACTTTGGTTGAACAAAGCACGGGAATTTAACCTGTGCTTTATTGTATTTTGTAGCGAGCATTGGCTTCATGTCCAGTCCTCCTCTTCGTTATCGTCTTTTATAAACCCTTGTTCAGGATCCATTTCTGGTATTCCTTTAATATATTCGCCGCTCTCTGTTATAGCTGGCCAATTCAAAGTTGGATTATTACCATATGGGTATTTACATTTTCCACCTGGTTCTTCTCCGAAAGCCAATTCTATTCCTATGAGTCTTGCGTCTTCCCACACGTTGTTTGATACGTATTTCTTGCCACCATGAATAACATACCCTTCGCCATCTCCATAATCTTTGAACTCATAACCATTCATTTCGGCTAACAATTCATAAAAATCCTTGCCTCCGAATACTCCATATCCTTCGTAGCAATTTTCCTTCCATTTATTGCCCTTGTCATCTACGAGGTATACGGTGTACAAATCACAGTTCACAATTCGATGGTGTGTATCCATCGTAAACCAACTGAAACATCCCATAACTTAGTCCTCCGTATCGTCGAATAGTATTTCATCTTCAAACGCGGCCTTAAAGGCTTCTATGATGTCGCTTGTGTATCCGCAGATTCCGTTCCACTTAAGGTATCGGTCGAACAGTTCCCATGCGTCCATCTCGTTAACTCTTGCTTCTTTGTGTTCTGCCTCGTCAATGAGGTATCTTTTCAATTGTTCTTTGTTCATAGTTATTTGATTTTGTCTTTATCGCAAAATAATACATTTCCAACGATATAATCTTTTATACCGACGGCATTAATAATACGTGTCGCTATAGCATTATACGAAAGATTCTGGAGCTTTCCTTCTTCGTTGCATACAAGAAGCTTATCACCTATATGTAGAATTTCTATATATCCATCTACAATCTCGTTTAGTTCTTTAAGCGAGAAGTCCTTTCCGTTAGCAGGGTCTACTTTCTTTTGTAGACCATCTGCCGTTATGATTATTGATTGCATAATTGGTAACCTTCGATAGTTTCGTTGTACTTTATCATTCGTTCTCTCTGCAACAGCTTCATCGCTGCATGGAAGTCGAAAATGTTATATCCGACCTTGCATGCTTCAGCAATGTATCGCTCTTCGTTGTTTCCGCTCTTGATAGCCTTAACTATCCTGATCTTGAAAATAGAAACCTTGCTCATAGTTTTAATAGTTATAGATTGAACAACCAGTATTGATAATTCTCTTTGCGTTATTTAGTGTAACAGCCTCTATCTTGAAGTCGATAAGTACTGATACAAACCCGTCGCTATCCTCAAACTTCTGGATAACATGATTTTTGTAAGTTGTGCATTTTGTTTCCGACATCTCTTCTGAATTTAATTGGTTTAACTTGTTAGGTAGCGACCTGTTAGTCAATTCTACCTGTTTCTTAACTATATACAAAGGTACTAACATATTCGTATATATGCAAATATACTAATAGATATTTTAGTTAAAAATACTAAATAAACCGCTGGTTATCAGTGGTTTATATGGCTTATATGATTTTCTAAATCCGGCATAACCATAATTGCACGAACCGAAAAGAATAAGCCGCACGGAATAAATCCCATGCGGCTTTGGTGCTTACAAAAAGTCTCTCATAATCTGTTCGTCCGAGATGTTGTTTAGCCATTCTTCGCATTTCTCTATAATTCCTGTCGCTGCGTCAGGAGCATCATCATGAGCGTTATATCCCTCCTTGCGATATGCTTTTAAGTCATGTGCAAACTCTGGCCATAGCTGTTCCCAGTTAGAGGGGAAGACGAGTCGGTTATTTACTTCACTCGAACGTGTGAATATTCGTATCTGTTTGTTCTTAGACTGAGTAAATGTTACGAATATTGTTTTTCGATTACCGTACTCTTTTGTAAGGCGTTCGACGTTTCGGGCGAATGAACGACCTCCATTATTGCTTTCCACAAAACAAATGTCTGTCTTATTTCGTTTAAGCATATTAGCTTGTGCAGGCTCTGTAAACTCCATTGGACGTTTGGTGTACAATACGTCTGTTACATAATATCCATCATCATGCGCATCGAAACATATAGAGCACAGAAAATCGAAACCAGTGTCTGCAGAGTCTGTATAATTTCCAAGCATACGTGCCTTTCTCCTTTCTGGCAGTGCATCATACGTTCTAAAGACATGATACATGAGTCCCTCCATTGGGGTTGGGTTCTGCATATATTGGGTTTCAAACACAAACTCGCTGGCGTGCTTGATTTTATACAACTCTTCAAGTGTATGTTTGAAAGGCCATAATGCGTGCTCTGTGCCGTCTTCGTCACGTTTAATAACAGGTAATGATACAACAGTCCATTCGTTTGGCTCAATTTCTTGCAAATATCCGCATAGGTCATGCTCATGCAATCGCTGCATAATTATGATAATTGGTGTCTTACGTGAGTTTACACGGTTTCTTATGGTAGTCTCAAATCGTCTGTTGATAGACTCTCTTACATTATCAGAAAGAGCATCATCTGGGCGCAATGGGTCATCTATAACTATTGCGCCTGCAAAATGGTCTGGATTGAACTGTGCAGTAAAGTCATCTATGTTCTTTAGCTCCTCCTCTGTCATTTCTGCTTGACCAGCACCAAAACCGGTAATCTGTCCAAGGGTAGATGTGGCATACTCGCCCCCTCCTGCTGTAGTGCTCCATTTAGCACGTGTGTTATCGTTCTTCCTTATTTGTACTTCTGGGAAAAGTGCCTGAAAATATGTTGAAGTTATTGTGTCTTTCACCGCCATGGAATTTTCTTGAACCAAGCTTCCTGAATAAGAAATGTGCAAAAATTTTGATGCCGGGTTTAGTGCTAGTCCATAGGCGATAAACATTTGGGAACAAAGTAACGTTTTTCCGTAACGTGGCGATATGTTTATAATGAGTTTATTCGTCCTGCCCTTTATAACGTCCATTAACGCATCGCATATAATCTTATGATGTTCGCCTACGACGTACTCTCTGCGAGCCGTGTAGGCGAACATCTTAGTAGTAAACTGCAATAGCGAAGACGCTAATAGCTGCCTATGGAGAAACCGTTGCTTTTCAAAATCCATTTATATCTTTCAGTTCGTTAATATCGTCAATAGATAATTTCGGGAATTTGAATTCTTCACCATCTTTACCAGTGACTTCCTGGATGTGCTTGTCGGCAAGACCATTCAGCCGGGCAACAATGTTACTGTCAAATTGATGAATTAGCGCACCATCAAGCTGTTGTGATGCAACGACATTCTCAATCTGCATAATAACAGGCTCAAAACCTTTACGTTTCATGTTACCACGCTTGAAGTCAGCCCATTTTTGGACTATGCCACAAAAAGCACAAAACCCATAAAGAGTGTATGCTCTTTGCATAACACGTACTTCTTGTCGCATAGTATTGCTTTGCCTACCATTGTCTCCAGCAATAGAGTTACTGCCGGTCTTTACTTGCCAGGGGTTGTTTTCAACATCATCACAGTAAGCCACAAACTTTTCCCAAAGTTCGGAGGCAGACTTTATTTTAAAAGGTCTGCCAACTGGGTTTGGAATCCTATGCACGAACGATTTTGTCTTCTGCTGTGATGTTTCTTGTGTCATGGCTTCTTTACTTTTACAAGTTTGCCGCAATTCGAGCAATGATATTCGTAGTATTCTGAGGGCTTAACTTGAATGGTCTCTTCCACACCCTTCAACTCCTCTTTGAACTTCTGATCCTTTTGCTCCTCGGTAATTACTTTTTTAACAGAATGATTTGTTTCTTCCTTTGTTGGAACGGTGACTGTTTTTGGGGCCTTAGGCTTGGCATTAAGACCGAGCATGTTAGTTATGCTTTCGTCGAACGCATACTGTAAGCTGTTCGGATCGCCTAAATAAGATAATTCTTTACGGAGCTTTTTCTCGTTCCATGTTGCGAACTCTGATGTTTTGTCGTCTGCAATACGATACTGCTGTATCTGCTCGTCTGTGAGATAGCCTACACGTATGCACGGAATTTTGTCAATTCCCAAAGCCTTAGCCGCTTTGTATACTCCATTGCCAGTTACAATAACGTTGTTTTTATCAATCGAGATGGGCTGCGTAATACCGAAGTCTTTTATCGACTGAATAAGAGCACTAACTGCATTTTCGTCTGTTTTGTGCGAACCATCATGCGGTATGATGCTTTCAATTGGCAGTTCTATGATAGTATCGTTGATTCTTATGTCTGACATATTATACCTCCTCTATTTCAATGGTTTCCATATTGCCGCAGAATGGACAAACAACCTTCATGTAGTGGCTTCCATCTTCGCGTTCTTTTAGTACGAATAGGTCTTTTGCGGGGTCTTCCTCCTCTTCGTCGGTAGATGTAGTTTCTGTTTCAGATGATGTGGCTTCTAAATTTTCGTTATCAACTGATGAATAATCATCTTGGAAGCCACCGTATTCCTCTGCTTGCTGACTAATTGAATCAAAGGAGAAATTAAGCATTTGGTCTATATCCTCGAAGAAGAAGACCTGCATTTCTGTTGGCACTTCCATATTTCGCAACTCTTCCAAGAGCTGGTCTTCGTCAAATGATGACTTTTCGGCAAGTTTATTATCAAGGATGCGATACTTCTTCGCCATCTCATCATCCATGCTGGAATATACAACAGGAACGTACTCCATGCCTAATTGATAAGCTGCGACGTAACGTGTGTGACCGGCAATGATAACTCCTGCTTTATCTACCAAAATCGGCTTTACAAAACCGAATCGCCTAATGCTCTCCTTTGTAGGCTCTACGGCATTTGTGTTGTCGCGAGGATTATCGTAATAAGGGTAAATCTCGCTTAGCTTAACTGATTTTACTTTCATTCTGTTTCTCCTTTCTTTGCTGTTTCTCTTGCCACACGCCTCTCATCTACGACTTTTTCAATTGCGGCGTTGTACTTGTAGTTTTTAAATATTTTGGCAAAACCTGTCACGTATTTTAGCTTTACGAGCTCCTTTTGTTCAAGTCCTACCTGCTCACAAATCTCACGCTCTGACTTTCCGTCACGAAGCATATTGAAAACAATGTTCACCATACCGTCGACAGAATGACTTCCTCGCGCTCTGTTATGGCGGACGGTAGATGCCATTCGCTGGTCAATGTCCTTGTCGAGCACTACGATAGGCAATCTTCCGCCACAACGCTCGTTTATGTCAGCAAATTTGCGGATAACGAGATTTCTGTGGAATCCGTCAATGATTACGTACTTCTGTAGTTTCTCATCCCAAATGGTGACGATAGGCATAGTGTATCCGTCCTCTCTTACCGATGTATAAAGAAGTCGCATTTCTTTGTCGGCAACATGGTTTGGGTTATAGTTATTGGCAACCACCATGTCTTTGTCTACCCAAAGTACACAGTCAACCGGGTTTACTTTCTCTGGAGACAAAGAGCTTATGTATTTTCTAAGGTCGTTTAAGAACTGCAGCTTGTCTTTCGCTGCGTCAAACTCCTTCTTTATGTTTTCTTGAAGATTCATATTCTTTATTAGCTTTTTCTATTTTAACATAATTGTCACTCAAATACTGCCGTAGTGAGCGCTCAACGCTCTGTATTCTCTTCATGCCAAAATCCTCAGCAATAACACAAACTGCGCTTGTGAAGCCTATCTGATGTATTACGTAATCAACGCACTCTTGACAATGTCCAGCTTTCGCTGTGTTGCGTTTTTTTGCTGAGCGATATCCCCTTTTAATAGTTTCCGCATTCTTCTTGTCTTCACAAAGGTTATCGGCAAGGTAGTCAACGTATTCGTCCCAATCCTTGAAATAAGGAGGTAGGTTGTAACAATAATTCGCCACATCGTTAAAAGCGTGTACAGATGTATTGACATTGGCAACTCGTCTGACAAGTTTATCATAAAACCACGGATCTACCTCCTTAATAAATCCAAGGTCGTGTATAGCTTGCTCGTGGATTAACGAGCTAACTCTACACGCTCGTAACGGTTTTTGTGTGAATTGATAATTGTAGAGTTTGCAGTACGGAAGCTTATTGCTGAAGATGTAATACCACACATCATATACCTTCCAATCCCAAATAGGGTAGAGAACAAGACTTCTTGGGGTTCCGTCTTTGTAATATCCACCGCCTCCTCCCCATGTGATGCCTGGAAGGCACTCTCCCCTTGTAAGACCCGACAATCTTGCAGGCGACTCCTCAATTCGTACACCACCCAAAGTAAGGTAGTCTTTTCCAAATAACATTCTGTGCACCTGATCAAGGGTCTTGGAGAAATACTGGTTGTGCGGTATCTCCAAGTCACCATAAGAATCCGGCTCTTTTTCGCGAATCCACTTTTCTCCTGGCCCCCATACGTTGAACCACTCTCCCTTTGAGGCGTTCCATTCTTGGAAATACGACTGAATCCAATACGGCTCAACCCACGGAAGATGCATGATGTATCGTACGTATTCAATTGTCATTGGTGTTTCAGCCTCTTGGTCTAAGAAAAGAACCGGTATTTTCTCTATTCCCATTTCTTGCATAACCTCATGGGCGAGATTTAGGACTACAGTCGAATCCTTACCGCCAGACATTGTTACAACAATCTTGCGTTTGCCATAAAACTCTTTAAAGATGTATCTAAATCTCTCAAGAGCCGCTTCGTAAACATTCTTGTCACTATAAAATATCATTTCTTCCTGTTATTTAAGAGTACTTTGTCACTGGAGTTGTCGAAATGGGTATCCAAGTAATTTTTTAACTTAGTCATCATTTCGTTATTATTATGTCCACGTGCGGCATTGTGCATAATAGTCGCATATTTAAGTTTTTCTTCATCGAAGTCAACAAAACAAACTGGAACCATTTCATATCCAATTACGCAAGCGGCTCTGTAGCGGTTTTCTCCATCCACAATCTGCATTGTAGAGCGATTAACAACGATAGGTTGGGTAAAGCCAAAATAAAGCAAGGACTTTACGAGCAAGTCAAAGCTATCTGCATCATGAGTGTTGGGGTTGTAGTCATTTGGATAAATGTCATCAACTTTAATGTAGTCAATATGCAGTGGTTTCACCTGTTCTACCTCTATATTGTCTTTCGCCAATTTTAAAGCAAGGTTTTCTTTAGAGTTTCTTGTATTCATCGAAAAATTCCTTATTTACTATTTCTTTGACCCAATCTTTGCTTGATTTTGCGAGATATGGAGTTTTAAATTCCTCTTCCCAATTGATAGTCTTTACATCTAACTGGTTGTTATATGTGTTGCTATAGCGCTGTATCCCTCCGACGGAACCTGGATTCCCAAAAGTGCTTCTGTATGCACCAAAATGCTGAACCAAACCGGGAACGATAGCATACAGACACGTTCCTTTCGCCTGCAAATATGCTTTAAGTCGTGAGTCGTCATATCTGGTTTGGTCATCAGTCATTTTATTAGATGTCTCTACGAAATCCTTCGCCAAGTCGTTTGGGTAAACACTTGCCTGTAGCCAAAAGTTTGTCTTTGTTGAGATTACATGCTTGCCTTTATTAAAGCAGTCCATATAATCTCCATTGGTTGGATTGTAAAAACTGATAATGTTGTGCTCAGGGGCATGAGAAAGGATGTAAAGTATTTTCTCGAGGATGTTTCTGTCAAAAGATATATCATCATGGATAATCATTCTGTGTGTTCCCTCGGCTACATCCTGCGTTAGCGCTCTTGAGTAATTATCCCACAATCCTAAACCTCTATCCATGGAAATACTTACCTCTATACCAAAAGGCTTAGCACTTGTCTCTATAAGTTTTTTTAGATACTTGCCCTCACGTTCTCTTTTGGGAACGTTAAGGATAATAATTTGTGATAGCTTTATCATAGGATTTTTATTTGTTTATTGTCCAATCTCCTCCTCGTTTTGCTATGCGGTTTATAGCAACGGCAAGTCTATTGCGATTCATGTCGCTTCCATAAAATACCTTACCGGCATTAAAAGCTGCCTCAGCGACGAGCCCTTGTCCCAAGAAGAAATCTGTTATGGCTTTGAAAGGAACATCTTCACATATTTTGAAAACGGCTTCCCATTCATCCATTCCTTCAAGTTTCCAATCCTCTGGCTGTTTTGTTCCTTGTACTATCCAACAAGCATTTTTAGGACTGTGGTAATATGTGTTGTTGTAAATTTTAACACATGGGAATAAAGACTCGACCATTTTGATAATTTGAGTCTTATTACGAGCAAAGCACTCTACAAAAAGCCTGTCTGGTTTTATTTGTTCGATACATTTTTTAATGTGTGTAACAAACTCGTCAAAGCTTTGGACTGGGCATTCTTTTTCCGCTTTTGTATAGTAAGCCTTTAGAACACCCTTGTTTCCAGCAGGGTCAATAAACACACAATCTGCCTTTTCCGAAAACTCAGGAAGCTCTAATGTAATATCAGCAATGGTGATTTTACTTCCATTGTCCAAACAATAGACTTCTCCTTCTGTTATGGGGTATTTATCAATACTTCCATCATAACGCAACCCTTTCTGTTTCATTGGCTATTTACAATTATATAGTTGTGATATTCTGATACGTTATTTTCTCCAAACAAATGAATAAGGGATTTCTTTGAATACACATTATGTGAAAACTCGACATCGCATTTTTCATATGTGACAGGATGATAACCCTCCTTGTAGAACATAAGAAACTTACGGGCATTGCTCTTAGATATAGCTACTATGGCGTAACCTGACAAGTATGACGGAGAACCGAACATAGCGACAATATTATCAAACTTTTTACAATCTATGTTTTTGCCAGTGAACGGTTCGTTTACAAGACGTTCTGCAAACTCTGGATGTTTCTTGCGGAACTGTGTTAACATTCCAATACTAGGATCGATGCCCAAATAATCCTGTGGAGATATGTCGTATACCTCCGTTAGCAATCCTGTTCCACAACCGATATCTAAGACAGAACCTTTGAGAGGTGGAAGCATCGCTCCCACCTCACGGTTCTCGACTAAACTACTTTCATCACGAAAGAGGTTGTCATAATTGACTGCTATGTCATCATACTGGGAATAATTCATTTTCTATTGTCGGTTGCTGCCAAACTAACTTTTTGTTTGATATTGTTATGTATTTTTGGTGGTTGTAGAGATTGCAGCCTGGGAACATTGACTTCAATTGTACCCGGTCGTACTTAAAGTGATGCATATCTTTGAACTCTTCAGGTTCGAAGTCCTCTCGATAAAACATCAAACAGTAATCAATCCCACTCTTACCAAGTTTCTCTAGATACTGATGCATGAAATACGATGCTGTTCCAAATAGGGAAATTACGACGCTGTCTGCTGAAAGCCATTTGTTGATTGACTCTTCGAATGACTTTGTAGAGCACCTTCTATAAAATCCGAATGCGTTCGCACGGAACTGCAATATTGACTTTTTGCTAGGGTCAACCCCATAATACATTTCCGGTCGGATTTTAGACAACTTCACGAAATCGCCATTTCCTATTCCAGCCTCAAAAACCTTCTTTTCTTTAAATGAATACAAAATGGTTTTCGCCATCATGTCCATTTCTTGGTTTGTATGAAGTCTTGGAATCGGCCAGTCGAGAAAGTCAAATTCGTTGAAAACCTTCTGGCGATTTAAAATCCAAGTGGTTTCAAATGGGTCTCCCATTGTCCAATACTTGTATCCGTCCAGGTAAAGATATGGGAAATTGTATTTACCCCATCGTTCGTGTATTCCGTTTTCACGCTGGGCGCTAACGAAATAATAGAACTCTTCGCGAGTCAATGCGCACTTGTCACGATGAATGTATTCATGCGGCACTTCTATCATAGACTGAGCCCAACACCAATTACATCGTTTAACGTACTCTCTTAATTTGTCGTAGTCGTATGTCATTTGATTGCAAAAATAGTGATTATTTTGATATATGTTGTGATATATATTAATATTTAACAATAATTTAACATTATTTGTCTCCGCTTTGTGGATGTCTGGACTTTTTATTTTGTATTTATATTACACTGAATTTAATTGGTTTAACTTATTCGGATGATTTGGACAATCAAATCTAACTTCCAACTTTCTATATACAAAGGTACTAATATATTTGCATATATGCAAATATATCAAGGGTTGTTTTAATCAAAAACGCCATTTTTATACAGCATTTGCATGGTGTTCATGTAATAGTTTTATCTGCCACATATTAGAGTTGATTAAGTTCATAATCTGTTTGTGGTATTTGCTATCCATATTGTGCTTTCCGCGGCATTGAATTACTAAATTAGAGTATAAATCCACCTCTATCGTCTCTGTTCGTTTGCCATTTATCCTGGCTGATAATATAAGGCAATTCGGCTTTCTATTTATATCATAATATCTATTTGAAAAAACACAGTGACACATTTCTTTGCCTTCTTCGAAAAATTCATCCACTGACTTTAGAACTTGGATGTGTATAATACCATCTGTAATATCTATGTCGAAGTAGCGTTCCCGTTTTTTAATATATAGTGCCGATAGAGATTTGGCTTCATTGCGTAGCTTCTCATTATATTTCTCCGCCTCTTCTAAACGTCGAAGCTCTGCCTTTTCTTCTGCTATTTGTCTTAACTTTGTCATTTTGTCTGACATGCGTTCTCTCTTTTTTTGAGCTGCTGCCATCCATTTGTCATGAGCTTCATGTAAGTTTGCCGGGCACACAAATGCTGGATTATGTAAGTCTTTTTTAAGATATGCGAGGTTATCTATCATATCGTACCATTCTGGCGTTGTCCTATACTTGTGTCGTATTGCTATCTTGATTGCCGCAGTTTTTTCGGTGTCATATATAAAGCCCTTAGTCCTGCTTTCTACCCATACTTTAGGATATTTGCGAAGAAGTGTTTCGTTATATGGGCTTGCATTAACGGTGCGTAATAATACATCAACGTCAATGTCCTTTCTATTTTGCAATATATATTTGTATTTGGGTTGAAGTCTTGCATAGTAAACTACAGACCACCCACAAACATCACGAGGATCACCAAGGTAAGAGCAATAATCACGCTTTATTGTCATTTCTGCAAATGGTATAAAAGCATCGTTTATATATCCCATTGCTCTCGGTTTCGAAAGAAAAACGTATTTCCCGTCTTTTAGCCAATGTTGAAAACACTCTACGAACCAAGTTTTTATAGCCTTATGATAGGCAACCTTTGTGTACATCATGTAATACCTTATTACTTGCCACCCTTTGTATGTTGTTATAACAAGAAAAGAACTGACTGTTATACGTGATGAACGATTATAAGCCTCTTCTATTCTAATAAGGCGTTCTTTTGCCCATTTTTCTTGATGTTGGGATATAATTGGGAGCTTAGCAGATAGTTCCACTACCTCCCTTTCTAATTTGTTTCGTGGCTTCATTTTTTTTAGATTTAGATATCAAACAGGCTAAGCTGACCAGCCGCCTCTTCTTTTTGTTTCTTTTCTTGAGCCTTGCGCCTCGCTGATTCTTTTTTAGCTTTATCCTCTGCCTCAAGCTTGGCGAGATATCTGTCTTGAAATTCTTCTTTCGCTTTTTGTTCGAGTTGTTCTTTCGTGTGGTCAGAAAGGTTTACTATAACAGAGCATGCAGAATGGCTACATTGCGGTTTTATACCGTCTTCGTCATAATAGTGAATTGCCATGCCAAATATTTCTTCATCGACAAATCCATTGCATCCTGTTTTCTTTACCTGCTCGATTATATAATCGCAACATTCGTCAATTGACTTATCCTTATTGTTATAACGTGCAGCAAACAAATCGTCATTGGCTGCCCTATTATCAAGATAGCCTTTTATTACTTTCTTGAACGTTTCAGTCCCTTTTACCATCTTTTTATATATTTAATTTGTTTTGTATTAGTATTTTTTCGCTGTCTGAAAGTTTATCCCAATTAACTTTTCTGTAATGTCCATCCACGATGACATGAACTACAGATGAAAAACCGAATTTTCTGTTTTCTGTTACAGATAAACTAACGGCTTCAGCTTTATTGTATCTCTTTCTCCCTTGAACATTTACAGGCTCCTGAAACCTTATACTGTATGGATTAAGTGTAGTTACCTTAAAATGTTCTGCCAACATTTGTGGTGTATATATTTTTTTATTCATACAAGGCATCATCTAAATCGTCGTCGCCAACCAGTCCGTCGGTGCCGGTAGTGATGTCGACCTCGTAAGCTTCTATACTTAGGTTGTAGACGCGACCTTCAAGACTACCTTCACACGAAACGGCGCTTTTTAAGTTATTTCGAACCTTTACGGTTATCTTTGCTTTGTACAGTCCTTTTTTATCTTCCAGCGTGTAAAGCGTTGCGTCGTCAGGGAAAGCTTCGTCGAAATACTTTTGTATGTAAGCTTTTACATCCTCCTTAGTTGCAAAGATGCGAAGAATACCGTGCCGGATATTTATTACATCCTTTTCGTTGTCCTCCATCTGGTCGTAAGACTCGCCAACGACAACGTAGACGGACGATAATGTAGGTATTTCTTGCGTGCAAGCTGGAGACGATGTCGGTGCTTCTTGTGGTTTTCTAACTGTAGCCATATCGTTATTTTCTAAAGTTTATATAAGCACTTGGGTAACGCATCGAGCAATGCTCGGTAACAGAATATCCTTGTCGGCGAAACGCTCGTACAACGTTTTCCACCGCTTCAAAAGACGATGTGTGCCATTCTTCATTAGGCAAACTACCAACCCAATTTCCTGCGCAACAACCATCGGTTCGCTGTAAAATTTGTACTTCGTTTCTTGTCTCCAGCTTCTCGAGCACCCATGATGCAAGTTCGTTTTCCTGTTGCTCACGGGCATTTGACTTTGGAATTTCTATCATATTATTCTTTGTTTTTGAATTTATAATTGGGACAATTGTAAGCTTTCATCATAGCCAGCAGGACAGGAAACATAAGTCCATGCTTACATCCTCTACCGTATTTGTCGGCTGCTTCACACGTTTCACAGTTGTATCGTGTATTAATGTTTAATGCTGCCATTTACTCTTCTTTTTCGTATTCTTCAGCACTGAAATACTTCTCGTGGTCAGTGTTTTCTTTTACCATATTAAGCATACCTCCACCGATGCCGTTATCAATCACAAGGTCGCAGTGTGCAAACTGGTTGCCCAAAAGATTGTGCGCCACAATAGCTTCGCGCTGCGGCAGCTCATCGTTGTTCCAAGCCTCGCTTATTATCACCGCTGCCTCTCTCGGTATTTGTAACGTAACTTTATTTTTTACGATATTGCCGTTGCAAATAGTTCCAATTTCTACAATTATTGATGCTGTTTCCATTTTGTATATGTTTTGAGTGAATATTTAAATGCGCTTAACGTTTTCGCCCAACGGATTATTTTAAGTTATCGTCTTCTACTTAACGTTTGTTTCAACGTGACGCATAGCCGTGCGCCACTCGGGATTTTTCATGTTTTCTCACGCCTTGTGATTTTGCGCCATCACCAAGGTTTGGCGGTGGGATTGAGCACCCTTTCCTGCTGTGTTTAGTGTTCACCTCACCCTTTCCCCTTTCAGTCCTTTCTTTGTTTACGAGGCAGGAAACGGCTCAAAGGTAATTGATAACCGAAAATCTGTAAGACTGCCTAAGGCTAATGATGCCTTTGTTCCGTGCGTAGGCTCGAACTACTTGTGCGCCACATCGCAGCACGGATGGTATAAACTGTTATCTAAGCTTGCCGACCAGGTAGTTGATTTCCGTATCGGAAAGCTCTATTTTTTGTGAGTGCTTGAACTTAATCATCTCATCAATACCGATGTGAGATTCTATCGTCTGATAAACCTTGTCGCGCACACCGTCTCCTTCGCGAAAAGCTAGGATGATGCAGTAAGCAAAATCCAATGCCTCCTGCTTCGCTTGCTCCTTTTGTTCTTTAAGCTCCTTTTGTAAAACCTCGGCTTTTGTGTTAAACTTACAGCCGCTCTCGATTGCAAAATCAACGCTAATGTTCTCACACATCCTGTCGATGTCGTCGCCAAACATCTGTGCAAAATACGTATCACCTTTAAGTGATTGTAAAATCTGAATTTCTTTTTCTTTTGTCATTGCCGTATCTCCCTAATTACTTTTCGTTGTTCTTTTCTTCTGCGAGTTTCTTTTCAGCTATTTCGCAAATCTTGTTATACATATCTCCATTGCCAACAATCATGCTCAGCATAGCTAATGCGCCTCTATGTTCTTCTTTTGTGTTGTACTTGAACGAAACAACCATTGCTTCTGCTAATTTTTCGAAATCTAATGTTATGGTATTCATTATATTGTGGATTTAATTGGTTAAAAATCGTATATATCACTTGCGTTGTTAAGTTCAATCACCTCGCAAGAAAGAAGTTCAACATCAGAAGGGGCTACACCTATTTTCATCAAGCGAGCCTTAAGTTTCTCTATGCTGCTTGTACCCATAACAATTGCGTTTCCCCAATTGTATGCGAATGTTATATTATTCTCAACGAAAACGAGTACCAATGACTCTGAGAAGTTGTTAATCTTTATTGCTTTCATAATCTTTAATGTTTTAATTGGTTTAACTTGTTAGGTAGCGACCTGTTAGTCAATTCTACCTGCTTCTTAACTATATGCAAAGGTACTAACATATTCGTATATATGCAAATATACTAATAGATATTTTAGTTAAAAATACTAAATTTAAAACTTGTAACTTGCTGAATATCAGAATGGTGCGTCTTCTTCAATTGGCTCGTTTGCGTCTGTTAGATGCGGCGTATTTGAGAAAGAATCGGATATGTAGAAATTGGTTGTCTTTTTGTCAAAGCCAAGAAAGAATTTGAATGTTCCAATGTTTCTTCCTTTCGCTACATCTATCATTGCTGTTCCTTCAATTGGATATTCTTCACGATTGTCATATGGGGCAGGATAACTTCGATTGTAATATTCTGGTCGGTATATGAGCATCACTATATCTGCTGCTTCTCCTATCTGTCCACTGTCTCTAAGGCGGTTTAGGTTCGGCTCAGGATTGTTACTATCGCGTGATAATTGACTTAGTGCTATTATCCAAATACCGAGTTCTTTTGCTAGGTTTTTGAACCTACGTGCAGCGTCACCCATCGCTTGTTCTCGACTAAAGCTTGTGTTTTTAGAATTTACGTTGAGTATTTGAAGATAGTCAACTACAGCTCCGCCTATGTCAGATTTCATTTTCATCATTCTTATTGATAATAAAATGGAGTCTATGTTTGATGTGCTCTTATCGTCGAAGAAAAGGTTCTTTCCAGGAAGTGCGCCCCGTGCTTCGTCTATCATCTTTATTTCTTCTGAAGACATATTTCCTGAGTAAAGTATTGTATTTGCAGGTATGTTTGTTTTTGCCGAAATCATTCGAGCTGCCAATTGTTCCTTGGTCATCTCCATGGAATAGAACGCGACCTTTTCGTTTGTCTCTATCGCATGTCTTGTTATTGTCAACGCGAGTGAACTCTTTCCCATTGAAGTCTCGCCGGCTATGATTATCAAATCCGATTTTTGCAGTCCACCCTTTGCATCAAATGGTGCAAATCCTGTCTTAGTGCCAGTAGTAACACCGCCATGCTTCATGTTTAAGCTGATAATGCTATTCAAACACTTCATGGAATCTTCAAGCGTAAAGACACCTTCCGCTTGCTCAAAAACACCGTTTATGCCATCTATTGCTTGCTGATGTGCATCTGCTGTGGGTATTTCTTCTGAAAGCCCAACGTTTGATAGTTTTTGTCCTATCAGCCACATCTTGCGTCTCCTGCTTAAATCAACGAGGCGTATAATATGATATTCCATCCCTGCGGTAGATGCAACCATAGACATGATGTTTACAAGGTCTATCGCCGAAATCCGCTCTTTTTTCTTCGCCAATTCGGCTGAAACCGTAATTAGGTCTATTGGGATGCCATTTTTGCCCATCATGTCTATGGCCTTCCAGATGCTCTTACATGTGCTGTCGTAAAAACAGTCGTCAGTCAAATGCTGACTCGCAATTGTGTATGCAGTCTGATCCATAAGCAAGCAGCCTATTACAAACTTCTCTTCTCCAATATCATTTATTAGTGAGGCATTTTTTGTATCTGTGCTCATCTGAATGACTCCTCCTTAAAGCTAATAATTTGAAACATTTCCTTCATTCTATCGGTCACACGCTCGCTCTCATACTTATTACCCAAGTCGCTTGCACTGAAATTAGAAGAGATAAAAGTTGGTAGTAACCTATCATATCTGTACTCAAGTACGTCAATGTAGGGGTATATAAAATTTCCGTAATTGGAGATTTCTACAGGTTCTGCTCCTAAATCATCAATGAACAAATATTTCGTGTTCTTAACGATTCTTAAAGCACTTCTATCACATGACAACTCTGCCAACTCTCTTGCAGTAATAAAAGTTGGATATTTGTCTCCCTCGCAATAGATTATTTTTTCTTTGTCTATTAGGTATACGAGCAAATCCTTTATGGCTCTCATCATAGTGGTTTTGCCGTTACCGACTGTACCGGGGATAAAGAGCCCATAGAAGTTGTCTTCAACAGTAAGAAAATCGCCAATACGGGAAATATTGTTCCGCAACTCTTTCGTAAACTGAAAGATACGTTTCCTTACTTCGACTTCTCTTTTATAGAAGCCATAAATCAAGTTCTTTGCTTCTCTATCGCTTAGCGGGAGTCGCAAACCCCTTGTCATATTCGTCCTTGCTTGCGTAGGTTGGTACGCCTGATTCTTTTCTTCGCTGTGTTCCATTTGTTTCTATTCTGTTTGTTGTTTGACGCAATGAGTTGTATCGTGAACTTAGGTTTGGTATGGTAAAATTTCCAAGTAACCATGTGTCGCCTTTATTGTAAGCGTACTCTACAAAAGCCTTGAATGCACTGAACATATTCTCGTCGTCGGTCGGACGCGGGTCGGCGTGACCGTCTTCCGCTTTGTGACTTTTACGAGTGAAACGGATGGCATTTAGTAGAACCTTTAGTTGCCCAGCATCTTTTGCCGTCCAGTAATATTCTTCGGGGTATCGTTCAGATACATACGCTTCGAAAAACTTACGACACCGCTGATGCAAAGTCCCAGCGGTCGAACGACCGCTATCCGTCTGATAAGACACTTCTTTCTTTTTTTCTTCTATAGGGGGTATGGGGGGAATGTCTTCTTTTTTTCTTTCCGTTTGTGTACCACTTTGCGTTTCCGTTTGTGTACCACTTTGCGTTTCCGTTTGTGTACCACTTTGCGTTTCCGTTTGTGTACCACTTTGCGTTTCCGTTTGTGTTTCCACAAGAAACGCTGCAAGTCCAACTATTTCATATTCCGCCACTTCTCCTCTTACCTTGCTCGCTTTGAAATTTATAAATCCTTTCTGATGTAAAGAGTTTCTAACACTACTAATTGTCTTTCTACTGAAGTCAAGTTCTAACTCGCACTTCTTCGTCGGCAATTTGAATGGGTTTGCCCAGTTACCCAAGTCGCATTGTTTCAGCAAATAGTAATAGAAATCTGCTTCGCAACTTGTCAGCGCGCAAACTATCCTCTTTTCCCAAAAGGAACAAAGCAATTTAGAGTAATCAACCTTTTTCATAATTTATAAGTTCTTATGGTTGAACGCGATACTCGTATGATCCAGGATGTGTTTTCAATCCTGAATTAGATTTTTTATATGTATTAATAATGTAAACCATCTTTATCGTATTTTATATTGTTATACATTTTTCTATAGGCAAAGTTATGAATTTTTGAGCAAACAGAACAATTTTTATAGTTAAATATACTAAAATATCCATATTTAAAGATTGATATATTTGCATAAGTTGATTATTTTTTGTATTTTTGCGGTAGTAGTAGAGTTATATATTTTTCATGCAAGTGTTTCTTTTGAAAGTGTTCATGTTGATAACATTTGCCATATTCAAATTTTTTATTTAAATTTGCATCTATAATTCATTAAATCTTTAGTGAATTTAATTGGTTAAGAAGCTCGACGTTGTGAAACGTCGGGCTTTTATTGTTATACTGACACATGGATTCCTTTTTCATAGCTTAATCTTTTTACTTCTTTTTTGTAATATTCAATCAACCTCTGTAGTTCGTCTGCCTCCCATTTCTTTGTCGAACGAGCTTTCTCTCTCAGTGACGAGAAACGTGCAACTCCAATCTTCTTAATGAGATTCTCTTGATAAAAAATAAGATGGTCTGACGAAGCTCTGTTGCACCCTCTACACTCTCCATTGCAATTGTCTTCGTCGAAGCGTGTCGCCATATTTGCACGACCAAAGAAATGACCGCAATCTATTTCTCTGTATGGCTTTATTTTTCCACAACTAATGCATTTCCCCATGCCGTTTGGCATAACGTCTCTAAGGCGAATGTAGCAAGCGAACACCTTATCAAGCCTCTTTATCAAGTCGGAACTACTACCTTTCTTTTTTGAAGACGAAGATTGCGTTTTTTTCTTTCGGTAAAACGGAAACATTTTTCTCTTTAAATTTACAATTAACTTTTTCTGTATCTTTACTAATATAGTAGGGACATCTACAACATGCACGACTTCCGACATTTATCGTTTCGTGCGTATATCTCCCTTCCTGACTATGTGGGCAAGGCGTGATATAATCAACACCTAAGATTGATTCGTATGTATTGTACTTAATTATCATAAAATTATACTTGTTAGTTGTCTCCCCCGTGAATACACATCCCATTTCGTTGTTCCTGGTGGTCTTGCAATATATAGGTCGGCCACATTACCGAAACGCCTGTAATTCCCGGCAAGATCTACAATCCAGCCCTCCTTACCATGTGACGGTCTTATTGCACGCCCGACCATTTGATAGTAAAGAGCTAAAGATTTTGTTGGTCTGGCCAAAATTATAGTATCTAACTCAGGGTAGTCAAATCCTGTAGTAAGTGTCCCACAATTACTGACAACCTTTATGTCGCCTCGCTTGAACTTGCTGAGAATATCCTCACGTTCTTTCTTTGGTGTATCACATGTGACTATTGCAGCATCAACTCCAAGTGCCCTAAGTTTTCGAACAAGGCTATCGGATTCTTTTCTAAATGCGGTAAATACCAATATGCCTTTGCGAGGTATTCCGCTTTTGGGGTGCATCACCTTTACCACAGTGTCCGATAATTTATCGTAGAACCCGCTTCTCTCATACTCTGCGATGAGGCTTTTTTCTTCATAGTCTGCACCGGTGGAATTACTTCTAACTCGCCTAAGATCTATAGACGTTAAATCGTAATAACTCAATGCAGCTAGAAACCCTTTTGACAAAAGCTCGCCTATTTGACAACAGTATATAACCTTGGAAAATATTCTCGGGCGAGTACGTGTAAGGAATTTCAACATAGAACCTCCTATGCACTTATCAAGTCTGTAAGGTGTAGCCGTAAGACCAACCACCTGCCGGCTTTTAGCTTCTATGAACTGTTTGTATTGTCCAGCCTTAGAATTGACAAAGTGCGCTTCGTCAATGATGATATTCCTAAAGCAATCAAAATCCCTCATGTGATTCATAACGCTACCTATGGTTGCAAACGTTATTCTATTGATGTCTTTGCATCCAACAGAGGCGCTATAGCATCCACAATCTACTATACCATAACTTTGCAACTTCGCGAAATTCTGCTGCAATATCTCCTTGCTCGGCTGGAATACCAACAATGGCCCTTCCAGCCGAGAGGCAATATCAGCAAGAATGAGGGACTTACCACCACCAGTTGGTATAACAATTAAACCATTCTTGTCTGTCTTACCAGTGAATAGCTTAACGGCCGCATCACTCGCTTCCTTTTGATAATACCTTAGATTGTACATTATTCTCCAAATGGCAAGTCATCATCTTCCGTATCGTCAATATTTTCTTCTCGAGAGATATCTGATGTTAGCTCCATCTCAGGGAAGTCTAACCCGAACAACTCCTTCATGGCTTTCCTGTTCTTTTCTTCGTTTGCCCAAAGTTCTGTTCTATCCGGTATTTCATAAGCCTTCGCTAACACGAAACATTCTTTTGTATTGTCCCAGGAGTAAACAAGATAATACCCTGCTAAGGCGATACAGAATGTGTCTTTAGCCTTAAGTCTAACATCGATTGTACCAAGTTTTACCTCAGCGGCATATTTGGCAACCTCCATGAGTACTGAGGCATATGCTTCCTCAGCATCCTTTTTCATTTTCTTTGCCCTTTCTATAGCAATTTCTAATTCGAGTTTGCGTTTTGGTACATCGTTTTCTTCGAGGGTGCAATATTCTTCACGAATGTTTTGCTTCTCGAAGTCATCGAGTTTGCGCGTTACCAATTCATTATCAGGGAATGTCGCGGTAAATACCTTTCCGATGAACTTAAGCGCATCCCGCTTATTTGTTATAGGTTTTTCGCCATTTAGTTTTTCTTCTTCAAGAGAAGAGAAGTCAAGGCTTAACGGAAAAACCTCTTTCGCCTCTTCTTCAATAACGTACTCTACGTTTATTGGAGTATAGCCCTTTAAATCTGATTTCATATCTATAAATATTTTTCGTATAATGCTATTTGTTTTTGCGCCTCCAACAAGGCACTTTCTTCATTCGGCTCTGGTATGTATAAGCCTGCAACCATTGCTGAATAGTTACGAAACCTCTCTATCGCATCGGTTAGTTCTTTAGTGTCCAAGTCTGCAGTACTACGCCAATAAGTTACCATTTGACCTCGTTTGCTTAATCTCTGTTTTGAGAAAATATCTTGATTCACAATCTTTTTGAAGATATTATATTTTACTTCTTCAAGATTGTAACCAAATTCTGACGCAAAGTAAGCAAGACAAACATGTAGATAACTATTTTGCGCAATAGAACGCGGACGATGTTTTTTCTTCACCTCAACAATAAATGCGTTCCTTGTCTTTATGGAATCGCTATAAAGACCATTGCAATAGTCCTTATAGCGAACCCTATCAACTTCGTTGTTAAGATTGAATATCATTAGAATGGCAAATCATCTACTTTTTGTTCTGCTGTAGTTGTTGTTTGTGAATCTCTTTGCAAAGAACTCTTAGGAGAATCATTGCGATGGTGATACTCTACTTTGTAACCAGCTATTGTATTAAAGAATTTCTCTGGTTGATTCTCTTTTTTATACTTATTTCCTTGTATAACGAACGAAACAGTCACTACATCTCCGACCTTAAAGTCGGATAAATCATCGATATGTCGTCCGGAGAATTCAAAACTCGGATAGTTCTCATATACTTCACCATAGTTTGAATACGTACAATTCAAAACTAATGTTCTTTTATTAAACGTATTACCGCTTTTGCCTTGTATTGATTCAACATCTCCAATAGACAAAATCCTTCCTGTCATTGTATTAGCCATATGTCTCTACTTTTGGTAAGTAACTTAATAAGTTTCTATACTCAACCCACTCCATGAAGTCGTCTAATAAAGCTTTATTGTCATTTTCCATCTGTGGGTATCTATAGCAAGTTATTGGCGGATCTATACGCGATAGCTGTAGACCACGAACATCGCCTTTGTGCTTGTCTTTGTTGTAACCTTCAAATACAAAAAGGTCGAAATGGAAAGTGTCCGCACCGAAAAGTTCAAGATAATACTTCCACTGACAACTATTTATATAGTCATCTGCAGAGACGGTACTATACTTGGTCTTTATATCTCGTATTTCAACACCGTCTATCATGTCTGCGCAGCCCGTTACGATAGCTCTCCCAAAATCTTTATATTCCCGAACCTCATGAAATGCTTTTATATGCTCATTTCTATATTCAAGAGCAATCTTGCATTGTGGAATATCAAGAATGGCTTCGCCTCCATCATAAACGAACTTTCTTCCACATGGGACATGCTCTGTCCTATCTTTATTATAATAGGTAAAATGCCGCTCTCCTTCAGGAACGACCTCACATATAGGTTTGCCTGTCTCTACAATAGAGTGGAAGGCTGTACCTATACGTGTGTAGTCATTTCCTTCAAACTTCTTAGTTATATTATCGATGACACTCTGCTCATCAACATAAGCATATTCTCCCGATATATAACGTCTAAAGCTTTCAAGCAACGTTACCCGAACCTGCGGTTTTGTCATTCTGTACAAACTTTTTAGTTACCTTGTCGAAAACAATGCCCTTCTGTGACAATTCTTTTATCATTTGGTTCATGAAGGCTTTTTGGTGTATCTTCGCAAGACCATGAGCCACTTCAATAAGGGCGTTTGCGCCTTCTGCATCATTAACCATCGCAAGCTTCTTGCGAGCTTCATCTACATCTTTCTTAGCCTTTACTTGTGCATCCGACTTAGAAACGATGGCTTTCTTCACGCGCTTGATGATGTCAGCCATACATGTCTCAAATTCTGTTGTACCATAATTTGGGATCCATGTGTCTGGTATCTCAGCTACGTTTTTACCTACTCTGTTGTCTGTAGGCTCAAATTTTATCACACGATTGTTGTTTTCCTTACAAATGTAACCGACCTGGTCTGCTATGCGAATAAGCAAGTCCTTTGACTGACCGGTGCAATCAGGAGAGTGTTTGGTTATGTCTCCGTCTGTATTTTCTTTATCGTGACAGATAAAAACGATATCAGACTCGTTCGCACGAAGAACGCTGACAAACTGCTTAAACAATTCTCCCATAAGGCCGTAACGTTTAAGCGAGTTCTTCTCTAGTTTGTAGTCCATCTTCACGGCATATGCGCTAAGATAGTCATCAAGCATAGCCTTTGCCGTGTCAACTACTATAGTTTTACATTCTGAAATAAGCCCAGGTTTCCAAACCTGTACGCCATTCTCGATGACATATTTACCAATGATTTCCTCATTGTATATGTCTTCCCACTGCGATGCTGTTACAACGATGTCTGGACGCTGCACTGCTCTATCAAATCCGCGGTCTGTGTCTATCAACATAGGACTCTCGGCAGTTGTTGCCAACGATGTCTTACCGGTACCAGGTGTACCATACAAGACAATGATAACTGGACGTTCTTTTACGACGTCATTTTTTCTAAGTATAGCCATATTTATTTAAGTTTGTTAAACAAATTGTTTTTATTCGCATATTGAACGAAGTCCGCAAGCCGATGTATTCCAAGTTTTACATATACCGACTTTACATGCTGATGAACTGTATTTGGTGACAAAAACAGTTCTTTGGCCGCTTCTTGTTCTGATTTACCTCTATATAATTGCTCCATAACGCGAAGCTCTGCCGCTGAAAGATTTGAATTGAATTTCGGCATACAAATAACTCCTTCATACGGACATTCGCCACGCATCGGACATTCTACCTTTTCAAAATTGAACTTACCATCAGCATCAACATCTTCTACATCATACACCGTAGCATCAAGACTACAGAAGTTACACTTGCAAAATCTTCGCATTAAAAGATATTGATAATACTGTTGGTTTGGGGAGCTGCTTTGATATATCGCTTCCAATGCAGAATAAGCCTCCGGGTGCCTATTGCGTATTTTCTCCAGCATATACTTCACAAGTTCGGTCTTCGTTTCATCAACAATGAAATTCTTCCCACTTGTCGTTTTACACCAAAGCTCATCTTCAAAAACATAGAATTCTAATCCTTCCATAAATTTTCTTCTTTGATTCCTGTCAGTTCTGATAAAATATCAATATGGCAGCGCTGTTGAGGCTTTATGCCATACAAAATCCAATTTCGCACCGTCTGTAAGGTAACATGACATTCTCGTGCCACCTCTTTTATAAAGTCGTTTCTCGGTGCGCTACGCAAGGGCAATCTTTTGTAATAACCTTTTAAGGTCATATTTTCTACTTTTTGCCCAAAAGTATTTGACGGTTGGTTATTTTCCATTATCTTTGCATTATATTTATATCTTTATGCAAAGATACAAATATATCTTGATATATGCAAATATACAAGCATATATATCACATTGTTATACAAAATTAACAATTTAATAAATATGTTTAAACTACGAGAATTTAGACTTGCGCATTCGCTGAAGCAGTCAGAAATCGCTGAAATACTTGGTGTAGCCCAGTCAGGCATCTCACGCATGGAATCTGAGAAGATAGAACTTCCCAAAGTATTGTACAAGAAACTGTATGATAGATTTGGTGAAGACGACGTTGATTCGTTCCGATTAATAGATGATGATGAAACGAAGCCGTCAGCTGATTTGCGGTTAAGGGAAAATGACAATAAGGAGCTAATAGCTGTGATTCAAAAACAAAACGATATGATATGTGAGCACATTAAGAGACAGGACGATTTAAACAAGCGTCTGATAGAGCTTCTTGAAAAATTGTGCATAAAATGA